AATATTAAACGGTGGCGAGCTAAGCTCCGGCGTAGCTAAGGCTGCTGCGTAGCGTAGTGGTACCTACCCTCCCAGGGGTACACACCGCCGCGCGTGTCGTAAATTGATGCCGGAATCAGCCAGTTTGGGCATTCCGGCGAGTTTTAGGTGAGAGAAGGTCACCTTTTACAGAGCACTCCGACGCGCCTCTCAGACACGAAAGTGGGGGTATTTTAGGAAAGCGGGAATTATTTCTCTCTCCTGTCCCCGATTGAGTACCGATATATTGGGGACACATTTACCTATTGGTACTCCAAAATTAACTCTTTTTAACTTATTTACTATTTACCGCCCAGTAAATAGTAAAACCTCCCAGTCACCTTTATACGACAGCGTTTTTGTTATGGATGTTAAATTCATTTTTATTTTCTTTTTTTTTCTTTCCTCTTCAAAACGTCTTCGTTTTGAGTTCGGTTTTTCTCACGTTTTCTCCATTTCTTTTTTCATTTATTTTCATTTCTTTTGTTAGTTTCGGTTTTCTGTTTCGCTGCGCGACCATTTTCATATAAAAGAATTAAGGGTTTATGTAGGTTTTTATCTTTTTTATGATTTTCCATTTTTTTCTTTTTTTTTCTTTCTTCCTAATTATATCATAATTAGGATTCATTAAAACTCCGTCTTACAAAACCAATAAATATCAACGTCAACATCCATGAAAAATATCTCCACTACAAAATATATGAACATAACCAAACCACGTATATCAATCATAACCATATATCACAACTTTTGGTTCTATTTAATGTGTGTTCATGAAATATGAACACACACACAACAAAATGACGATCAAATACAATAACCAGAAGGGAATGAAATTCATCATAGACGTCCGATTGAAAGAAGATAACTCCATTCTGGTTCAAATACAGCTATTCTCAACAGGATCTCCAGCACTGACAACGAAGAAGTTCATGATTCCATACGGCCATGATGGGATCATACCTCCGTTCGACTTCAACGCTCTAGAGGAAGGTATACACAACATGTTAGCCCGCATGTACAAGGAGTCTACTATATGGGAATTCAAACAGGAAGACATGGTGGAGGGAATTGATATGCTCATGATGGAAGAAGCTCCATTAGTTGATATACGTATAGGAGATGAATACGATGTATGTACGAATGTGTGTGTGTGAGTGTGTAATGCATTTGAAATGAATAAATCTTTGTTTTAATTTAAGAACCCATTTCTTATCTTATTGTATTGGCCCAGTCCCGAATCTACTGGTCCAAGCCCATTTCAATTCAGGACCAATTGCATTTCAGGCCCATTATCTCTGCAGATCTATCAGGTGGGACCCACAACGACGCAAAAAAATCCAACTCGCCACCGGT